AAAAAATTAATGTAAAAAATAATATACAGATAATATGTGTTAAAATAAAATAAGTAATTGAATAATTAATAACTATATGCATTAAAAATAATTAGAAAATATATTATCTCATTAAGTAATATGTATTTAATTATCATAATTATTATTATTATATTAATATTTATTATATATAATAGTTGTGAAGAATTATTTATAAATGATACTGTTATATTTTTAAATAAAACACAACTAACTAATATATTAATAGATAATAATGATAATTATTATGAAAGGTTTAATAATAATGATTTATTAGTAAGAAATGTAAATTCAATTGATGAATATAAACAAGTATTAGTAAATGCGCCAGTTACACTAAATAATCATGAAAAATCAATAATTAGTCAAAATATAATACGTATTAATAAGATATTTAACAATTATAATATAGTAGGTTTTTCAGGTCAGAAAGCTAGTACTATTAATTGGCATATTGGGATCATAGATGGAACTTTATATGAATTTGGATTACCACATACCCGAAGTAATATAATAATAATTCCCCGTAGTATTATATTTAATAATAATTTAATAAATATATTGGTTCATGAAAAGATACATATTTATCAAAAAAAATATTTAGATGATATAACAAATTATTTAAATTATAATAATTTTAATAAAACAGCAACTAAAAATTATTATAGAGCTAATCCAGATATAGATGAATATTTATATACTGATAAAAATAATAATTTAATGTATTGTAAATATAATAATGAACCAAAATCAATTTTAGATGTTACATATTATCCAATTAATGAATCTAAATACGAGCACCCTTATGAATTTATGGCATATAATATTGAAAATGATATTATAAACATATCTAAAAGTATTTAAAAAAAAAATATTATTAAATTAATATATAATGGAAAATGAAACCGAAACTTATGCTTTCTCAGCCGATATTAATCAACTTTTATCATTGCTTATCAATGCAGTTTATACTAATAAAGAAGTATTTATTAGGGAATTAATATCTAATGCATCAGATGCATTAAATAAAATAAGATATGGAAGTTTAACTGATACATCTTGTTTAGATAGTGATCCTAATATGGAAATTAAATTATCTTTTGATAAAGCCAATAAAATTTTAACTATTAGGGATACTGGTGTTGGTATGACTAAGGATGAATTAATTAATAACTTAGGAACTATTGCTAATTCTGGAACTAAAAAATTTTTAGAATCTTTAACAACGACCAAGGATTTACAATTAATAGGTCAATTTGGGGTAGGATTTTATAGTTCTTATTTAGTAGCCAATAGAGTTGTTGTTGTTTCAAAAAATAATAATGATACTCAATATTCATGGATATCTTTAGGCGATGGTACTTTTACTATTCAACCTGATGAAACTAATTATGAATTAAAAAGAGGAACTATTATTATGCTTCATTTAAAAGACGATATGTATGAATATTTGGAAGAAGACCGTGTTTTAAATTTAATAAAAAAACATAATCAATTTATTGAATTTCCTATTTATTTAGAAATGCAAAAAACAAGAGAAGTAGATGATCCTAATGATGATCCTAATGATGATATTACTGATGATATTACTAATGATACAACAGATAATGTAGCAGTAGATGTAGATGAAAATGAAAATAAACCAAGAGAAACTAAAAAAATAGTTGAATCATATACAGAATTTGATTTAGTAAATAAGGATAAGCCATTATGGAACCGTAGTTCCAAGGAAGTTTCAGAAGAGGAATATACGGAATTTTATAAATCATTAACTGGTGATTATGATTCTTATTTAGATGTAGTCCATTTTAATGTTGAAGGTCAAGTTGAATTTAAGGGTTTATTATATATTCCTAAACGTTCCCCAATTGATTTATTTGATGGTCAAACAAAACGTAAAGGTATGATTAAATTATATTCTAGAAAGGTATTTATTACTGACGATTGTGAAGATTTATTACCAGAATATATGAAATTTATGAGAGGTGTTATTGAAACAGAAGATATCCCATTAAATATTAGTCGTGAAACTTTACAACAAAATAAGATTCTTAAAGTAATTGGTAAGAATATTATAAAAAAAGCATTAGAAATGTTTAATAGAATTAGTAATGATGCAGATAAGTTTAGAGTTTTTTATGAACAATATAATAAATCAATAAAATTAGGTATTCATGAAGATGCAACTTATAGAAATAAATTAACACCATTATTAAGATATGAAACTTCTAATTCAAATGGCGATCAAATTTCATTAGATGATTATGTTGAAAATATGAAAGAAGACCAAACCGCAATTTATTATATAACAGCCGAATCAGTTAAAGCAATTAATAATAGTCCATTTTTAGAAAAATTAAAAAGTAAAAACTATGAAGTAATTTATATGTGTGATCCATTAGATGAATATGTTACTCAACAAGTTAAGGAGTATAGAGATAAAAAATTAGTTTGTATTACCAAAGAAAATATTGAATTATCATTAAATGATTCTGAAAAAGAAAAATTTGAAAGTTCAAAAGTTGAATTTAAAAGCGTCTGTGATTTTTTTAAATCCACTCTGTCTGATGAAGTTGAAAAGGTTATTGTATCAAATAAATTAGCTGATTCACCGTGTGTATTATCAACTAGTGATTTTGGATGGACGGCAAATATGCAACGAATATTAAAGGCACAAACATTTAATAGACCGGATATGAATTATATGATGGGACGAAAAGTTCTTGAAATTAATCCAGATAATAGTATTATTAAAAAAATAAAATATAGATTAGACAACGAACAACTTGATACTAAATTAACAGATATTGTATCATTATTATATGATATTACATTACAAACATCTGGATTTACAGTAGAAAATTCAGCGTTATTTTCAAATAAAGTATTAAAATTAATTGATTTTGGTTTATTAAATGAAGACGAAGCAGTTAAACTTAATTTATAATTGATTTTACCTCATTAAATTTATATAATATTCAAAACAAAGTTTATCATTTTGTTGGTTAGTAAATGAATTATTAATATTGTTAATATCCAAATCATCCCAGTCTTTTAAAATAATAATTGGTAAATTATATATTTTAAGGTCATCATTTTCAATAATTATAGGTATTACATTTAAATATAAACATTCCCAAAGACGATGAGTATCTAAACCATTGCCACGAGGACAAATAGCATATTTATGACTAGCTAATTCTTTATAATAACTTTCACGATTAAGATTTTTATTCCATAATAATTTATCTTTTAATTTATTATAACATATTTTACGACTTGGATGGGTATTTAAATTAAAAAAGAAATATATATGTTTTGTTTTTTTAATTTTTAATTTTTTAATTTTATAAAATATATTATGATCGAACCATTGGTGATTTTCTATTCCTATTGGTAATGATATTAATTTTGGTGTTTGTATTAAACAATTTTGAGCTAAATGTAATTTAACATTTTTAATATATGTTATTTGATGATCTGAATTATGACTTAATATTATTTTATCTTGTATTTGATTTTCAAATTTTAAATAAAAATCTTCTAAATCATGAGTAAAAACAAATATTATATTATAATCTATTAAATTATTTAATTCTTGTATAGTTTTTAATTGTTTTGAATAATATGAATTATTTGGATTAAAAATTAATGAATTAAAATTACCTATAACAATATCTGCAATTGATTGTATTTTTTCACCATAAATTACAGAACTATTATTTATTAAACTATTAGATGATATATAATTATATATATTTTTTGATTTAATTTTAATAGCTATTATTTTTTTGTTATTTAAATATGGAATTCTATAGTTATATTCATCAAATCTAAATTCTAAATCCATATAATTTATAGCAACACAATTTAATAATAGACTAGGATCACTAATTTTATCATAAACCATTATACGATTAACAGTTATATAATCAATTAATAAATTATCATTATTAAATAATTTATATTGTTGTATTATTATATTCATTATTATTAGAAATATATTTATTTTTATATATATTTATTTTAAATTATAGTTATTATTATCTGCAGATAATAATAGCTAATAATAGCATTTTTACTCAATTTATTTAAAATAAATAGGTAACTTAAAGTTTAAATATAAATAAGTTGGTAGTAATAACACATTAAGTGTATTATTATGGTTATTGTAATTGTTAATATTATTAATTTATAATTTTTATAAATTTACATATACCTATGTTTTTTAACTCAATCTATAATTAGTTATAATTATAAACAGGTCACTAAATAATAATAAAGGGTGGTGTTCCCAATATACAATAGATAATTTATTTTTAAATATTTATTTTATTGTTTATAAAAAATTGAAATAAATTTTAATTATATAATTTTAAATATAAAGAGTAACTTAAAAAATAAAGATTAACTTATATAAAAAAATGGGAAAACAAGAACAATCTACACAACAACTTGCAGAACATGACCCTAATAAGCTTTATGCATATGAAAATATTCTAAATGACAACCAAAAATCAATAATTATATCTCTTTATTCATACAATTCTGTTATATTACAATTCATTAGAAAAATGAAACTAATTTATAGTTTACAACAGGAAACAATGGATGATGATGATTTTCTAATGAATTGGAACAATATTATAAATATTATTTATGAAATTCAATATAAGCTTCAACAATACTATATTGATGATGAATGGAGATATGTATATCATAAAAATATTAATAAAGAACTTAAAGACCTTTTAATTATTGAAACATTGTATGAGTTTTTAATGAATCGTCTAGATAGTATTAAATTAGAGATTATATCATGCACACTATTTACAACAGAACATATAAATTATATTATATATGATATTGGTGATATTACTAGTGTTATAGGTATTCCTCTTATTATTGCTAATCACAAATTAGATATTAAAATTATTTGTGGTGAATTAACTGATAATAGTGGTGAATTAACTGATAATAGTGGTGAATTAACTGATAATAGTGGTGAATTAACTGATAATAGTGGTAATTTTACAGAATGTTGTATTTGTTATAATGAAAAAAAATATATAGAATTCTGTACAACTAATTGCGGTCATTCATTGTGTGTTGATTGTATGTGTTCTATTATTAAAACTAAAAAATATAATCAGTGTGATTGTCATATATGTCGCACAATTATTAATTCATTAATATGTTATAACCAATTTGAAACTGATAAAATTATTAATTCTCTATAATTTAATATCTTATTTTATTTATTTAATTATTATTATCTGCAGATAATAATAGCTAATAATAGCAATTTACTCCATTTATTAAAAATAAATTTGGTAACTTAGTAATAAGTAATTATATAACTTAATATATCTTTAAATCTATTTTACAATTATTTATAATATATTAAAAGATTATTTATTATATATTTTCATATGAAATATAACAATGGATTAAATAATTTTGATACTATATATTATATTAATTTAGTACATCGTAAGGATCGTTATATAAATATTACTAATCAATTAAAAAAAACTAATATTGAACCAAATAAAATTAATAGGATCAATGGGTTATATATTAAGGATTTTGGAATATTAGGTTGTGCTAAATCTCATTGTATGGCATTAGAAACATTTATAAAATCAAAAAAAGAAAATTGTATAATATTTGAAGATGATTTTGAATTTACAAAAGAACAAGATTTTATAAATACATTAATAGATAGAGTATTTAATGAACTTAAAACATTTGATGTATTAATGTTATCGGCTAATATTTTAAATAGTAATACAACTAATTTAAATTTTATTACTAAAATATTAGACGCCCAAACATTATCTGGTTATGCAGTCAGTAAAAGTTTTGCTCCAATATTATTAAATAATTATAGGGAAAGTATAGCTTTACTAGAAAAAATAGGTAGTAAAGTTCATTCATATTGTTTTGATATTTATATGAAAAAATTACAACCCCATTCTAAATGGTATTGTTTATATCCAACTATTGGTAAACAAATAGAATCATATTCGGATATTGAAAATATGGTTGTTAAGTATGATTGTTAAATTAAATTAGTATACCATTTTCAGGTATAATATCTTCAATTTTATATTTATAACCTGCCGGACCAAACCAAATTTTAGGTGCAACTAATTTAGCATTTTCATTAGAACGTAATAAATATGCAACTAGTGATAGTGTAGAATTAGCTATTATAAAATTTTCACAAAAAGACATAAAAATTAAAATTTCTTCTGGATCAGTTAAATCCATTATTTCGTGGTCTATATTTTTTATTACCGACCAATTTTTTATAAAATTAATATCATCACTAAAAACAAAATATTTACAATTAGGAATTATATTTAATGCTTTTATATAATAGTCATCTTTTAAAGTTGGATGAACGTTAGAATACATTAAATAATCACCTCTCCTAACGTGAATTAAACATGATGGTTTATTATTTTTCAAATTAAAATATTTCTTTTCCATATTAAAATATGTTACAGTATCATTAAAAAATAATTCATTACGTATATCTTTAATATATTTATTTGAATATTTATATGATTGATAATAACCTGTTATTTTATAATTTTTTTCTTCTAATTCAATCGGATTATAAAAAAAATCTTTTTCATTAAATTCAATAAAATCAGTAGTATCTACTGTATCTAAATTAATAAAATCCAAATGTTGTAATATTTTATATTTATTAATATCACCTCGCCAATAATTATAATTTATTTGATAATAAACATTACAATTATATTTTTTTTTTAAGGAATAACCAATAAAATATTGAAATAATATATTGCCTAATCCACCACCAGGATAGATAATTAAAGTTCTATTAGTAAATTTTTTATTAGTTTCTATTAATGTATTATAATAATTATACATATCATCTTTTGACATATTATAACAAGATATTAATTCAAATTTATTAATACTATTTACATGACATGGATGACCGTTATAATTACAATAATAAAAATTATTATTAATTACATTTTTAATATTAAATATAGTTGCATAATAACCAATTGCTACCCCAGATATATTTTTTAAACTGTTATCATATAAATCATTATAATTATTCATTAATTCTAAATCTAATAATAAATTAGTAGCTTGTTTATTTAATATTATTCCCGGTGTATATGAATGAAACCAAAATTTAATATTATTAATTGTTCTATAATCACCATGACCACCAATATATAATGGTTCATCAATAGTAATTGTATTAATATATTTATTTAATTTTTGTAAATTAATAAATGAATTAACATAAGTTATTAATAAATAATTATAATCTATTAATTTAAAATATTGTATAACATTAAAATGTGAATCACTATCTAAATTATCCATATAAATAAATGTATCATCAACACCTAATGAATATTTTGAATCAATAATAAAATATATATTAATATTATCTTCTATTAACTTTAACCATGTATTTTGAATATCATTTATTTTATCAATATTATTTTCATTTATAATAATACAAATAATTACTTTCATTAAGATATAATTATTATAATTATTTAAATATATTTTTATTTTATTTAGGAAACCATTTTATTAATATAGTATTATTAAATTCTTCAATATCAAAATTATTTTCTTTTAATTGTCTTATAATATTTTTTTTACATTCAGTATGATTAAATAAAGGACATCCTATAAGAAATTCAGGTATTTCATACCATACATAATAAAAATTAGTTGCAGAAGCTAATACTATTTTCTTTTCAATAATTTTATATATTTTTGCAAAAGTTATATATTTAATTTTTTCTCTTTCTTTTTGTGATTTAATTAGTTCATTAGCATTTACCATTATTATTTTATGATAATATAAAATTTTATAAATATTAATTTAAATGTACGTTTTAAATTAATATTAATGACAATTGATACATTATGTTTAGGTTCAGGTGGTATTCAGGGATTAAGTTTTTTATCAAGCTTACAATATCTTATTAATAATAATTATATTGATTTGAATACAATTAATACTTTTGTTGGTACTTCTATTGGTGCAGTTTTATGTTTTTTATTAATTATTGGATATACACCAGATGATTTAATAATTTATTTATTAGATTATGATTTTAGTGAATTAGAACCAGATATAAATTTATTTTTATTAGAAGAAAAATTTGGATTAGATAATGGAGATGCAATAATTAAATTATTAAAAATATTATATGAAAAAAAATTTGGAACTGTTGAAATAACATTTAATGAATTATTTATTTTAACAAAAAAAAAATTTATATTAAATGCTACTAATTTTACTAAAGGGACTGAAGCTATTTTAAGTTATGAAACAACACCAAATTTATCAGTTTATACAGCAATTAGAATGTCAACTGGAATACCAATTATATATACTCCAGTATTATATGAAAATGAATATTATATGGATGGTGCCCTAATAAATAGTATATTATTATCACATTGTAATGCTAAAACAACACTAGCTCTTAAATTTAATGTTAATAAAATTAATGAATTAAATACCATTCCTAGTCTAATTATTGGATGTTTATTAATTATTACAACTAATACTTTTGATGAAACACAATATAATATTCTTAATATTAGTACTTGTGATGCAATAACTATAACTGAAACTATTACTAAAGAATATATTCAAAATGTTTTTAATATTGGTACTGAATATGCTAAATATTTTTATATAACTAAAATAAAAGAAAAAATTAATAATATTAAAAATAAAAAATTAAATAAATTTTGTATTGAAAATATAAATGAATTAACAGATAAAATAAATAAAATTAATAAAACTAAATTTAATATTATTACAAATGTTATTAATGATACAAATAATATAAAAGATAAAATAAATAAAATAAATAAAACTAAATATAATATCATTAAAATTGTTATTGATGATATAAAATATATAAAAAATAAAATTAAAAATATAATTAATTATATTTAAATAATATTAATTATAATATAGTAATGACAATTGATACATTATGTATGAGTTCTGGTGGTATTCAAGGCTTATCTTTTATAGCTAGTTTACAATATCTTATTAATAATAATTATATTAATTTAAGTAAAATTAATACTTTTGTTGGCACTTCTATGGGTGCTCTTATATGTTTTTTATTAATTATCGGTTATACACCAGATGAATTAATAAATTTTTTATCAACTTATGATTTTACCAAATTAGAACTTGCAGCAGATTTATTTTTATTAGAAGAAAAATTTGGATTAGATAATGGAGATGCAATAATTAAATTATTAACAACATTATGTGATAGAAAATTAATATGTACTGAAATAACATTTAATGAATTATTTATTTTAACAAAAAAAAAATTTATATTAAATGCTACTAATTTTACTAAAGGGACTGAAGCTATTTTTAGTTATGAGACAACCCCTAATTTATCAGTTATAACAGCCATTAGAATGACAACATGCGTACCATTTATATATACTCCAGTATTATATGAAAATGAATATTACCTGGATGGTGCATTAATAAATAATATATTATTATCTCATTGTAATGCAGACACAACATTAGCTCTTAAATTCAGTGTTGAAAAAAATAATGAACTAAATTCTATTTATGATCTAATTACAGGATGTTTAATAATTATGGCAACTAATAACTATGATGAAACAAAATATAATATTCTTAATATTATTACTACTGATACAACAACAAGATTAACTACATGCATTACTAAAGAATATATTTTTAATCTTTTTATTATTGGTATAGAAAAGGCACAACAATTTTATATTACAAAATTAAAAGAACAAATTGCTAATATTAAAAATAATATTAAAAATAATGATAATAAATTAATTGATAATAAATTAATAGAAAATAAATTAATAAAAAATAATATAATAGATGATAATAATAATGATAATAAATTAATTGATAATAATAATAATATAAAAGATAAAATAAATAAAATTAATAAAACTAAATATAATATTATTAATAATTTTATTTATAGTAAATAGATGATATATTTTTTGGTATTTTATTACTACCATCAAAATCTAATTTAATATATATAGTTTTATTTCTATATTCTTCTTTTATAAAATTATTAATATTTTCTTCATTAACTTTTACATCACCATGTAAATATAAATTAATTACTACATAATAATTATTATATACAACTATTCTATAATCTGTTAATAAACTTAATACTAATAATTCTAATTTACAATCAGTATTATTAGATTGTTTCCTAAATTTATTTAATGTTATATCAAAAAAATGTTTATCATTATTAAAGTATTTTTCTAGATATTTATTATATTTATCATTGTTATCATTTTTAGCATTTTGAATAAAATCAATAATTTTAGCTTTGAACATATTAGTTAATAATGTTTGCATTACTGAAAAATAACCTAAATTACGGGATTCAATATCATATAATGAATTATTAATCCAATAATAACAATTTACAAAAGCTCTAATAATTGAATCTTTATTAGATACAATAGGTTGATATAGTTGTTTACCTAATTCTACTAACTCGGGATAATCTTCTATAATATTATCAGTTAATTTTTTATTTACTTGTTTTCGTCCAATCATAGGAGTATTATTTTTTCCAAATAAACTAGCCATTATTTTATTTAAATTAAAATTAGCCGTATTAATTATTTGTTGATTAGGTCTATATGAATATTGGTTATCATCAACAATATCTGATACATAATAATTATTTTCTTGTATTAATTCCTTAAATTGAATATTATTTTGGACCATTTCTTCAATAACTTTATTAACAAAATCAATTGCTAAATTTTCTGTTAATCTTAATTTACATACATTATCAGTTGCAGACCAAACACAATGAGATTTAGAATTTTCATTACAAGTATTTTTTGTTTTATTAATTTTACAATAGTCTCTTAAATTATTAACTGTATAATCTTCTAAATTAGGTAAATCATTTTCTAATTCTACAAAGGTATCTATTTTAGTAATTGCACCTAATTGTGATGCTAATTTATTATTAATTATATTAAATAATATTTTTCTTAATTCATTTTTTTTATCAGTAATACTATTATTAACATCATTTACAATATTAATAATATTTTTTTTTACTTTTTCATTATCTTCCAAATATAAACTTAATTCTAATCGGTAAATATTATAAGCTTCATTTTTAAATAAATGTTGTTTAACTCTGGTATGTCTAGGATCTATAATTTTTATTGGATTTTTATTATATTTTTCAATTGATGCATCTATTTCTTCATTTAATGTTTGGAATCTTGAGGGAATACCCATATTTGTTAATTCTTTTTCAGTTACAAATTCAGATTTAATTGGCATAATTAATTCATTTTCTAAAAATATTGATATTATTCTTATTTTATCCTTTTCTTTTTTATCATAAAAAATTATTTTTGGAATATAATCCATATTTAATACTTTATTAATTTTTGTTAATTCATTTATGGCATCATTATATGATATAAGTTTTGTAATATTATTAACATTATCATAATTTAAAGTATATGATATACCAGATGGAAATGTTGGTAATAATAAATTATTATCCAATAATAAATATTTTACTTTATTACGATTATCAATATATTGTTTTTTTATTTTAATGTTATCTTTTAAACTATTAATAATATTTTTAGAAAATAATAAATAATTTCCAATTACTTTACTAATTAAATTTGTACTACAACTTTTATTACTATAACTTTTAATTTCTTCTATTTGTTTATTTGTGGTAAATACTTTTTCTAAATTTATTTTTTTATCTTTCAATTGATCCCTTTGAACTCTATAAATAGGATGGTAATATTTATCATCTTTTATTAATATTATAAAATCTCTATCTTCATTCATCATAAAATTATTTTCATAATTTAAACAATTTAAATAATATTTTTCAATAATATTATCTTTTTCTAATAGTTTTTTTATAATTACATTATTTTTTTCCATTATAAAAAAATATAAGCCTTTTTTGGATAACACACCAGGAATTGATAATAATTCACCAACCATATCATATTCTAAATATTGGGATGTTTTAATATATTCAATAAATTTATCTTTGGTATTAAAAGTTTCTCTTATATCCCCATTATTTAAATATGTAAAATATATATCATCTTTATCATTTTCTAAAAATTTTATTATTAAATTAATAATTTCGGTAATTTCAATTTCAAAAATATTTGATAAAGCAATTAAAAAATTATAGTTATCATTTTTAACGGTATATTTAAAATAGTAACCTGATTTAGATTCATATAAATAATGATTTTTAATTTTATGATCATTATTCCATACTTGATTAAATAATATATCTAAATATTTAGGTAAATAAATAAAACGTCCATCTTGAACTTTATTTGTTTCTTGTAATATATATATTTTATCACCTAAATTTGATGTTGATACTAATTGGGTATCAGTTGATTTTTCACCAATACATTTTAAATAATAATTTTTTTTATTTTTATTAGTTGCTGTAATTTGGTCTTTTTTAAAACAACAAGGCATACATAAATCACTTGGATTATTACCCCTAGATAAAAAACCAATATAAAAATGTTCTTTATTTTCATCTGGATTACAAGTATAATAATTATATGTATTATTTTCACCAGTTAATTTAATTGCACGTATTGTTACTAATTTTTTTTTCTTTTTAATTGTAATTTCCACTTGTTTTTCATAAAATCCAGTTTTATCATTTAATTTATAACCACTTTTAATTATATTTTCTATATTTTCACCATTAGTTATATCAGGTCTTCTTTTTTTATCATTACCACTATTCTGACAACTTCTAGTCCATTGATTTTGTCCTTTTTCTGGTTTATAACCTAATCTTTTTTTATCTAATGAGGTCATTGTTTTTACTGTATTAACATCTCTTTCATAATCAACAATTTCAACAACTTTATTACGTCTCATTGCTACATTACTTAATAATTTTAAAGTTTCTTTTAATTTTTGGTATTTTGGTTTTTTTAATAAATATGTTTCACAATATAAAAAAATTAATACTTTCATAAATTCTACAATTTCTTCTAATTGTTCCCTATTTCTAGCCCCTGTTATTCTTATTTTATATTTATCGCGGTCTCGTCCCTGAATATCTATTCCAATACCTGGAGGTTTAGATTTAGGTAATATTTTTAATTTTTTTAATGATCTACTGGTTTTCTTAATTGCTTTACTATAACGTACTTTTACAAAATCTATTTCTTTTATAGCATAATCTTTTGTTATATTAAATTGTTTTGATATTTCATCAATTATTTCTCTTTCATTTATTTCATAATTTTTTATAAAATAAATTATTCGTAAATGCATTCTTGATAAATTATCAAATTTACTAATACGTTTATACCGTAAATAAGTACCATATTTTGATACTTTTTCAACAACTTCATTTTTCTTTGATACTCTTTTTTTTGGTTCAATTACTAAAGATATATATGGAAAAAATAATCTACAAAAATCAGACAAATCATTATGGTTAATTTTAAAGGATTCAGGGATTGTAAATTTTTGAATAGTATTTATAAAAGCATATTTAAATTTATCATCAGTTGGCATAATAAATTTAATTTTTTTATTTTCTGAATTTATTTTTTTTAATAAGTTTCTTATATATTCATATGTTTTTATTATATTATCTATTATAGCATTATCATCTTCTTTCCAAGTAATTTTATATTCAATACGTCCACTTTCATATAAATTTATTGCTATATATTTATTATTTTCTATTAAAATTTTAAAAGAAATACCATAAGGTGAATTTTCAAACCATTTTGATATTACTTCTGAATTATCTAATTTTTCTGTTTTTGTATAAAATTTATAGGTAACATGACTATCCATTGTTTGATATTGAATAAATGGGTATTCATCATTTACTATAAAGTTATCAAATATTCTATAAAGATTATATTTAGTCGCAGATACTGTTCCAGTTATATTTTGGATATTATTTATATTAATATGTATATTAGATTGAATTATATGATTTACATTAAAATATTTATTAAAAGTATCTAATTCATCTTTTGTTTTTTCTACTATTGTATATACTTCTTTTTCTAATTTAATATCATTTTTTATTGAATTATAAATATTTTTGATATATTGTAATTCTTTATCTGGATTACTAGTTTTTAATAAATCAATTATATTTTCAAATCTATCATATGAAATAAATGGAAAATAAATAGATACATATACATCATATACATTTTTCTTAGATTGTGGGTCAGGATTATATTTTAATCCCAAATCATTATATATATCTATCATAAAAAATTCATTCATTATTATATAATCTTCATAAAATCTTATTATATTATTTTCATCATCCTCTCTTTTAATTTTAAAACCAAATGCATCTTTTAAATATGATAAATTATTTTTTAATTTTTCATAGATTGTAATATTTTCATTTGGTATTATATCTATTTTTAATAATTCATTTTTACGGATCCATTTTTGACCTATCATAATTTCATCTTTTCCTGTTTGATTATAATATTCAGACCATAAATATTGAGTTTCAGGTAATATTTTTATACCGGAACTAAAACTTTCAGAAATAGGAATATTAATAGTTATTTTTTGACGCATTGTTTTTATTGTATCGTCTTTAAAAATATATTCATTAAATATATAATGTTTAATAAATATATCTTCTAATTTAGTATCATACGCAATATTATCTAATTTATCATCATATTCAATTATGGATTCATCCTCTTTTTTTTCCCATTTTTTATCATTAATAGCATCACTTATTAATTTTGTTGTTTCATTAACTGTTTTATTATTTTTATTATTTTGTTCTTCATATAATTTAGATATTTCATTAATATTAAATGAATTATCTATAATTTCATCTAATTCTTCTTCATCTAATTCCGGTTCTATTTCTTCATCGTCTTTATTAATAACCGTTTTATTAGTATCTTCATTTTCTTTAATAACTTCTTCAATATTTATTTCATTTTCTTTAATAACTTCATTATTTTTTTGTTTGACTTCCATATAATTATTAACTATAGCCCTACCACCTGATAAATTATTATTATCATCTGTTAAATTATTATTATCATCTATTAAATTATTATTATCATCTGTTAAATTATTATTATCATCTATTAAATTATTATTATCATCTGTTAAATTATTATTATATTGTTCTATAATTTGTTTTGTTATTTTTATTGTATTTAGATCAAAGTTATTAAAATTATGGGTTTTAAAATTTAATTCTTTTTTTTTAGTTTCCAAATCAAATTTTTTTTTTTCATTTAAATTATCATAATAATTACTTTCATAGGCATATGTTATTTTAAACAATTTTTCTTTATTTATATGTTCGGAATACCATTCTTTACCATATTTATTTATTAATTCGTTTTTTTTTATTATAGTGTCTTCAATCTGTTTAATTTGAAATTTTATATGATAACTAATATAAAATTTTTCATACCATCTATTTCCATAATATTCTTTTAATAAATTATATTGTTTTAATGTTATTGTAGTTAATGAACTATAAAAATCTTTATTTTTAATTAATTCTAAAATTTTTATAATTTCTTCTGGAACTAAAGAACCAACGAAAATATAAACTTTATATTGTATTCTTCTATTATTATTTTTAAATTTATGAATAATTTTAATAGGATCTCTCATAATATATTCAATTAGAGATTTTTATTATTATATAATTAAAATAATAAAAATTAATTTATGGTTTTACTAATTTATTAAATTAGAGTTTTGAATTTATCAACTGCTAATTTTTGGTATTCTTCTGGTATACTATCAAAATTTATTAATTTTGTATTTTCATTATATTTAATTTCTATTTCTTTATTAGTTTTAATAAAAATATTAAATGCGTCAATTGATTCAACTAATGATTTTTTTATTTTACTTGAAAATTTAGGTGGAAAAATAGTTTTAATACAATCTGATTTATCTCCTAATAATATTTTTTTATGTAATGCTAATTGAGCTTCATTTAAACTAATTTCTTTATATTTTTTATTTTTGAAATTAATAAAAAATAAATTAGGTCGTCCTAATTGTAAGAAATCTTCGTCCCCTGAAACTATTATTATTTTTATATCTGGTTTATTTTCTAAATATTTACATATTATAGCAATAACATCATCTGCTTCTAATTTAGGAATTTTTAATTTAAACATATTATTATTATTTTTTAAAATATTAGGAATAATAGTATTATAAGTATATTTAAATGTTGGAATAAAATTAGTTTTTTTTGACATATCAAAACGATCGCCTTTATAATCACATTTAATTTCTGTTGTTCTCCATACTTGATCTTTGGGTGTATCCATACAAAAAATTAATATTGATTTTTTAAAAATTCTTTTTCCAACTAGTTTAGATATACCCTCTAAAAATATTTTTTCATATTTTTCAATAAATATTGTATTTTCCTGCCAGTTATATTCACTGTCATTAATATGTTCTTTATATAATTCTGAATGTGCCATTGATAACCATCGTAATGTTGCAAAATATCTATGAAATAAAGTATATGATGTATCTACTAATATTAAATGGGTTTTATTATCAGTATTATTAATTAAATTAGTAATTAAATTATTCATGTTATTAATTAAGTTTAATTCAACTTTAAATTAAAATTATTATAATTAGTTTAATTATAATAATTTTTATCTTATTTTTTATAATGAGTAAAAATAAACATACCGAAAATCAGGAAGCATTAAATTATAGCCCATTTGATTTTAAAGAAGCTGATATACAAACATTTACATTAAAAATTAATTCAAAAGATAGAAATTATGTCAGAGAACCTAACCCTTTTAATTTTGAAATTATTTTTAATCAAGAACAACAAATTAATAATCAAAAAGCCGTTATACCTAGTAAATTTGAAAAAATTAAAAGAATATCATTAAGTCAAATTTGTATTCCTAGATATATACCAAGAGATTATATGGGCGAACCTGTTACTGGTATAACACCAGTTTATAATGATGCTACATCTATTAGTTTATCTTATTATCCGGGTATAAATATAAATAATAATGTTATTTCAGTTATAAATAATAATAGTGGTAATGAAATGAAAATAGAAGTATTAGAATTAGTTGATCTGGCAAATAAAAAAATGTATTTGGTTGCATTGGAATATAATAATCCTTTTTATTTAACAAAATATATTAATGTTAAAGCTGAATTATTTAGTTATTTAAATATTGATAATAATATATATCCTATTTTAAGTATTACTGGTAATATAATAACATTAGGCGATGGTGCTAATCCAATAATATTTCCATTACCCATTAATACAAATAATAGATTAATATTAGGTGATTATTATAAAAATTCATTAATGGTTGATACTAATGCATCTAGAATTGGTATAGATTTTTATACTATAATTGTTCTGAGTGCTAATGTATTAAATTTCCAATATCTATTTATTAATCAATATTTAGAATATCAAGTTAATACTGTAAATTCTAATGTAATTCTAGATAGAAAATTATTTAAAATTACATCAATAAAAGTAGAATTAATTGATCCTACAATGCCAACAGATCATACTGTAGATAATACCCAAATAAAAATAAAGGGTATCTGGGTTTATGGTACACCAAATAATTATTCTATGAGTGGTATATATTATGATAATGTTAATACTGTACGTTTGAACCAATTTAATTTTGGGGTCCGCGATTTATTTGATGAAAAAATATTTTATTTAAATTTAAGTCCTTTTGTTCCTTCAAAAGATGTATCCACTGACCCATCAATAAATAAAAGTTTTGGTATATTATATCCATCTACCCCAAATTCAACTAAAGATTTTTTATATTTAAGAGGCGATGCAACTGAAAATTATACTAATGTTAATTTACAAACAACAGCTAATAAAATTAATTTTTCATTAATGGATTCTAATAATCAATTAATTGGTACTATTTATAATAAATATTTTAATTTATATCAACCTAATAGTTATAACTATTATTATAATTCTAAAGATAATGATACAAGTGTAGCATTAACTTCTTATTTACCATTTCTACCAGATGTTAATATAATATTGAAAATTGAAGAATTAGGAAAGAAATTTAATAACTTAGGTTAGGATTTATTAAATACATATTTTTATAAAATAATTCAAAATCAATTGTACTAGTATCAATAATATTTATTATACCTGATTCAACATTATAAAGAATAATTTTATTTATTTTTATTTCTTTTTTTGATAATAAATATCCATATGTAAATACCTGACATAAATATTGTATACAACATATTTCATTAGAAGTTACTTTAACTTCAATTAATACATCATCAAATAATAAATCAATCTCTCCTTTTAATAAATCAAAACTAATATTATAATGATTTAAAATTGTTTTGGGTTTAAATTGTTCTACTAATTTAATTATACCTATTTCTAATTCTTTATAAAATAAATTATTAGTTAATAAAAATTCATTATATAATTCAATACTGGATATTTCTGAATTATATGTTGATATATAAAATATATCTTCTAATAAATTAGACCAATGATTATTTTCATCAATATATTCATGATAAATCTTTTTAGGAAATTTATCTTCTTTATGAATTATACCTAGATCAAATTTCTTTGTTTTATCAGGAAAATTATTTTGAATTATTTTTGGAATTAAATAATCAATAAATTTACCAATAACAAATTTATTTTTTAATTTTGATATATATTTTGGAATTTCAAATTCACAATGAATACTTTTTTCTTTAATTTTTAAATTATCAAATAATTTTATAATATTTACATGTCCTATATTTTTTATAATTGTTGTTACATCTCTAGGAATATTATTTTCTAGTATTAAATCATTTTTAATTACATTATTTGAAAAATATAATTCGGGATTTAATTCTCTAATAAATGGTGACATTGCTACTTTAGCATCGGTATGATATGTAATAGTTAAATATTTTTTAGCCCGGGAACAAGCTACATAAAATAATCGTCTTTCTTCTTCCATATTTTCTAATTCATCAGTATAATATGCATTTTGAACATTTGGAAATTCATAATTATTTACATCAATTAAATAAACATATTCCCATTCTAAACCCTTGGCACTGTGAATAGTAGATAAAAATAATACGTTATCATATGTTGTTTCTATTTCCTGATTTAAATGTAAATTATTAATAAACTCAATCAAACTAGAATTTCTTAAATAATATAATAATGATAAAATATCACTCCTATATTCATTAATAATTTTATTTTTATAAAGCCATAACTTTTCTAAATATGATAATATTATTTTTGCTTTATCAATATCCCTATTAATATTATTAATAATATTAATAACAGTAACTAAATTATTTAATTGTTCGTTTCCTGATGATAGACCAAGGATTTTATCATAAATATTTAAACAATTTTCAACAATAGCATTGGCTTTTATTGGTCCTATTCCTTTATGCAAACTAATAATACGTTTCCAATGGATTGAACTTTTAGGATTATTAATAATAATAATAAATGCTAAAAAATCTTTTACGTGATATTTATCTAATAATGCAGTTCCAATTTGTTTAATAATTGGAACTTGATTAGCAATCAATTCTAATTCTATATTTGCTAGCGACCTATTGGTACGTGATAATATTACCATATTAGAAAATGATACCCCATTTTTATTTTTATTTATAATATCTTGAACGATCCATTTATATTGTTCTTCTTTACTAGTAATTTTTATAGAACTATCACAGCATTTACTTGCAAATGCATGAATAGAAGGCTTAAAACCAAATTCAGATTGAACGGATATTACTTTTTTATCATATTGATTTATATTTTTATCAATTATATTTTGACAAAAATTTACAATTGCAGGTGATGATCTATAATTATCTATTAAAAAATATTTACCGTTAGGTATAAAATCATCTGAAAAATTACAAATATATTTAATTGATGAACCCCTAAAAGAATAAATTGATTGGGCGTCATCACCAACAACCATTATTTTACTTTTATTTTTGAAAATACTTAATATATAATTTTGAATAGGATTTATATCTTGATATTCATCAAAAAATATATAATTAATTGCAGATTTAAATTCAGTTGATTTAGTTGATTTTAAAAAATCACAAAATTGGATCATTAAATCATTAAAATCAATTGAATTTTCTTGTTTTTTCTTTTTTGAAAAAGCTTTATAAATTTGATTTACTAAATTATAATGTTTTGTTAAATTATATTTTTTTAATATAACTTTAAAGTTTATTGGATATGTTGTGGATGCTTGTTCTATAATATTACATATTTTGGATTTAATTAAATTTATTATATCTTCATCTAATGTTATATTATCCATAATTAAATTTGTTTCTTGTTTTAATAATTCTTTTGTTTCTTTTTCATCTAATATGGTATAATTAATATTGTTATATTTTTGTAAAATTCTATAACTAAGACCGTGTAATGAACCAACATAAAATGGTAATTTATTTGGAACAATATCTTCTAACCGATGCAACATTTCTTGACCGGCTTTCTTAGTAAAGGTTATTAATAATATTGATTCTGGTTTAATATTATTTTTTAAAATTAAATTAACATAACGAGATATAAGGGTATGGGTTTTACCAGCTCCAGGACACGCAATTACTAAAATATTATCATCAACCGCATCAACAATAACTTTCTGTTGAACACTTAAAGTTAAGGAATTAACTAATTGTTCTTCACTAAATTTTGACATTTCTTGTTCATATTTAATTAATTCATTTTCAATTAAAAAAAGTTTCTTTTCATATTTATTTTTTAAAAATTTTAATTCTTCTTTTTGTTTTAAAAGTTGTTCCATTAATAATATAAGATAAGACGCCTTTAATTATATAATAATTAACTATTTTAGGCATTATTAATTTTAAATACATAAAAATAATATATCAGATATATTAAGTATGAAATTAAATATATTTAATATATTTGATATATTTAATAAAGAAAAAAAATATACTGATTATATGTTTATTAAAGTATTAAATAATTTAATAACTGAAATAGATAATTATAAAATAAAAATTGATATATCAGAAAATAGGATTAATAATTTAATAACTGAAATAGATAATTATAAAATAAAAATTGATATATCAGAAAATAAAATTAACATATTAGAAAATAGGATTAATATATCAGAAAATATTATAAACGTTGACAACAAGGTTCACCATTAGCTATTGTTCTATAACACCTAAACCAATTATTATAAATATTTTTATATTGAATATCTAAACTATATGTTCTTTTGAATGTAAATTTAATTATAAATAAATTTAGTTCTGTATTATTATGCATCCAATAAGGTATCATTGGATGAACGGCTAGAATTATATTAAGAGGATAACACATACACGGTATTTTATAATAAAATGTTGGTTTAATAGATTTTAGAAATTGTAACATTGTATCTTTCCATGTTGCTAACCAATAAAATATATTAT